AAACCAATCATGCTTGGGGTGGGTGATTGCATAGTCTGCATCCTTTAATTCCATCTTTAATTTATCTTGTGCAAGTCTGCCGATCACTGGCTGCATGATGTGACCAAATTGCACTGCTTCAACCCCTGATAGGTCTGGGATCTCTTTCTTGCCTTGCTTTTCTAGGATGACATCGACCATCTTGCCATTAGCGACCTTACGGCTATCACCTGACCAGATAGCGGATCTCCTGACTTCGGGTGCAAAATCTGCTTGATCGTTCATACCACCTCCATAATGGTTTTAACAATCTCTTTCCAACTGTCGATCTCATCTTCTAGATCTTCTAACTCTTGACCTAGCTTGCCCGTCTTACTTTCCTCTGCTCTGAGGGTATCTTGCAATTGAGCAATAACATCATCTTGCCGAGCTATCAGGTTTTTTAAACGATCTAACTCTGATACTTGCTTACTTGGTCTGCCTACTGGTTTCTTTGTTGCCATGATTAACTCCATTAGTTAGGTTATTTACCAAAAGGGATTGCTGAGAGATCATCAAGATCTTCTACTTCAATAAAAGCAAACCACTTCGCATCTTCCCCGCATCCGCTTATGGGCAAGTTACGGCTATTGTTTGCTGTCATTTTCTTTTGTATTCCCGTCACCATATCGTGAGGGCGTTGGGGTGACAAGCACTGCATAGTGCTTTGGTCTAGGTGTTTGCAATTAACGCAATATTCCATGATTATTCCTTATTAAATAGTTAGGGTTTGATTACTACAGTTATGACTTTACTACATTATTTGCATTATGTGCAAACTTAATTTTTTGGATCTGTAGTATTTCCGCAAAACTCATCCCTTGTAACAATGACTGCTGGTTTTGATTCTTGGGTGATAACAACATCACCGTACTGATTGATGTAATACGCATCGCCTTGCTCCTTCGCTTTAATTAAATTACGGGCTTGATTCCTGGCGTTCATTTCTTGCCATTTTGCTGCATCTTGATCTGCTTTACTCATGTTGCACTCCTTTTAAAAATATGTTTTAATCCCCTCATTGCGGACTGATACCCGTAGTGAGATACCCTTGTAGGTTGTTTTGTGGGCTTAGGAAAGTGTTGCGAGATCATTTTCTTAAACCGTATCAGCACAGAGCGACCTTCAAGGGTTTTTTGCTTATTGGCACTGGTTCGTGATAATACGGAGCTTTGAACCAGCTCTCCCGTATGGTGTAGCGCCAAAGGGAATAAACGAGATTGGCTAGTATCTGGAGGACCGTCACTGGAAAGCACCTCTTTAGTTAAGCAATCAACCGATAAACGATAGCTACCTGCATTTTTTGCAGCTACCCGCCTAAAGCGGTTCTGGTGCTTAGCAATTCGAAAACTCGATGGGGTTCTCATGGGGTTCTCACAATACTAAGAGCAAACCGACCAGCAAGACCAGACCAAATACTGAGAGAGTGTCTAGCACCTGATCTATGCGTATGTGCGTGCGTAGGTACGCCCATGCGCTCATGCGTAGGGGTGTTTTCTTAATGAATAGATGACGATCAATAGTAAAAATATCTTTATTTCTCATAAATACCTCGAAAATTAGTTAGGTTAATAAGATAAAACTATTAAATACCTTTAAAACACTTTAAAACAAGCGCTACAGCGTTTTCACAGGGTAAGTGATACCTGAGTACCACTAAACCCTTTAATCGCTCTACAGCGTGATATTTGCTTTATGACAGTATCGCCACGAATTAAACGATAACGCCTGAAACCCTTGTTTAGCAGCTCTATAGCAATATGATCTATACAGCTCATCAAGTGTAAAAAACTGGCGGTTGAACTCACAATCTGCTAAACCATGTTTTTGCATCTCAGATAGTAGGCTCATTGTTTAATCTTTCGCAAAACTTGCTACAAAAACAAAATCAGGGTGAATTGCTTGTGCTGCTTTAATAGCATCCTTGCAAGTTTTATAGGCATTAGTTGACCAGGCATAGCACAAACCTCCTTGCCTTTTGTAGTAAACATGAATTTTTCTTTTATAAACTTTAAACATACATCCTCCGATAGTTAGGTATTGATTGCTTAATTGCAATCCTATAAACCCCTATTTCTAAGGGTTTATAAGTTGCAACTACTTAATCAGGAATAGCGTTAAAAAATTGCTCCGCTGCATCAGGATCGTCAAATTTCCTAAGTATTTCAAGGGTTTGCCAGTTGTAAACATAAAAATACTGTTTATCATTTTCGTCATAATCGGATGATAGTAAAAAATCGTCTTTTCTCATTTTTAACCCCTTTTTATGCTGCATTTTGATTAGAAATTGCATCAAGTGAATTGATGTAATCAGCTGCCTTTTGAGCAAGCGCAGCAGCATTAAAAATTGCTTTATTGTCATTTTTTAAGCATTGCAGCCAGTTGCCAATGTAATCAGCATGCTGCAATTCGCCCTCAATTTGATAATCAGCGCATAAAAATGCAGCGCCCATCTCTGCTACTAATTCCTCAAAAGCGTAAGCGGTATCAGCAAAACGCTTGCCTTTGGTACGATCTAAACGATGAGGCGCTCCGCTCCAGTGTGTTAGCTCATGCAATACAGTAGCGTAGTAATGAGATTCACTTAGGAATAGATCTCTAGCGGGTAAGGTTATGCTATCAGTTGAGGGTTTATAAAATGCTCTAGCGCCCTCATGCTTGATATTCGCTCCAGTTTTAATGATCCGATCCTCAAGCGCTGGCACTGGATTAAATTCGGTGATCACTGGAGCTGGCTGCTCAATCTCAATACCCTCAACCTGATCAATATTAAAAACATAGTACGCTTTGAGCATTGCATAAGTGCCATTTTCAGGGTTAGGATCGTTAGGCTTAATCTCTTTTTTAGTCACTTGAGAGTAGAAAACAATTTGAGTGCCATGCTCGCCCTTTTTAACTGTAGCGCCCTGATCCTGCCATTGTTTGAATGATCCCCATATAGGTGAGCTATACCCGCTCATTCCTAAGATCAAACGGTTTACGCCTTGGTACTCTTTTTTAGAAATGATATTGCGATCAGCTCCAGGCGTACCCGCTTTCCAGGGCTTGATCCAGGGAGCGATCCCGCTCTCTAGCTTGCTGATAATGTTATTAGTCACGCTGTCATATACGCTGATACGGTTTAATGATGTTGTCATGATGTTTTGTCCTAGTTAGGTTAGGTTTAATCAATATAGCTATCATAGCTATATGTTAAGTATAACGGTAATAATCTAATAATGTTTACAATTATTTAGTAGGTATTTTCCCTTAGTTGCATAAATGATACAGTGATAGCTATAATAGTATATATAGATATGATCTATAGTCTATATAGATCTAGTAGCTATTGTCTATAGATCTTATAGGTACTTAGTAGATAGTTACATATATAGGTAGTCAGTCAGTTTGAATGGGGGATAGGTTTGCTACCCTCGCTCTCTTTTAAAAACAGAAAAGGGTTACCAGTACGCTACACGCTAAAAACTACGCTTAACATATATCTATAGGCTTATATTGGCGCTGTAGCCTAGATCACGCTAGATCTAGACTGATTCAGACCTAGTGAATGGGTTTGGGTTCGGTTGAGTGCGTACCCCTCTCCGATACCACCCCAAAAAAAATTACAGTTTTTCTAGAACTACCGTGTTCTTCGATAGGTAAGGTTTAGCAGCGGTGGTGTAGATACAGCGTGTTAAAACGCTGTCTTGGTTATAAATGTTGTGCGTAGTCCACATTGGACCAGTATCCACACCAAGGATGTTGTCCACATAAAGTGACAGATTTCCGATGTCAGTGACCGTCATTTTGCGCTCTAAAGTACTCTCACACACCCCTGTAGGGTAGGTTGTAATAACTTTTAAGCCCTGATTTGCCAGTTCTTTAGCCTTGTCTATAAACCACGCCTGGTTGTAGGTGGGAAGCTGCCCAGATTGGGGAGGGCTGTTAATGATGAGGTAATCAAATTGTGGGTACTCCCTTGCTTTTAAGGCGGGGTACTCAAAGAGTAAATCTTCCCTACAAGCTATAGGCGAGGAAAGCTCCAACAGGTCGGATAGCTTATCAAACCAAGCTAGGTGAAATTTCACCCAATCATCACGGTCAGGATGGTTATGGAAATAGTTTTCCCTCCCTATCCAAGCGTTAACACTATCGGGTGGGATCGACAGATCTGCAAGCCCTATAGAAACATCCTCACACAAGGGTTGTAGTTGGCTGTGATACTGGGGGTGACAGTGGTGGGTGAAGTCTAGGTGGGGTTCTTGCTCACAGACCTTACGCAAGTAATTGAGATGAATAAGGTTATCGCCTAGATGATATTCGTTGTATGTGTGTATCATGATAGTGTATGATGATGGAAGATATAAGGAGAATAGCATGAGTATTGAAATTGATAAAAATATTCCGATACCCCCTGAGAAAAAGCGCAATGTGTACCCATATAAGGTGATGGAAGTCGGAGAATCATTCTTTGTGCCAACGGGGAAGCTACAAATTGTCTGTAACGCTAACTACAGAACAGGCAAACAATTAGGTCGTAAATTTATCGCTAGAAAAGACGGGGAAGGGGTACGAGTATGGAGAACGGAATAAAAGCCAATAATGTAATGTCGGTAGCTCAGTACATTGAGAAAGCCGATGACCAAGCCAAGAAGATGTATATGCAACGGATTTGGGCTATGGAAAAGGATCAAATTTTTCATGAGCTAATGCGAGTTCATGCCAAGTCATCAGAGTTGTTAATGCAAGCTGAGAGCGAGATCGCTTACCTCAAGTCCTTGTTAGATGGACCAGAGGATGGCGATGCAAGACATTGAGCGTTTAACTCAAGAAAGGTTGATGTACAAAACCGAGATGATGAGAGCGCTCTCTTGCAGGACTAAAAAGCAAAAGATTGCTCTTGCCAGTGAATGGAAAGAACGATTTAGTGAGATGACCTACAAAGCCTTAATAGACCTAGCCAAGAACCACAGTGCTAGGCTTAAGGTGGCGTATTGGGATATTCCGAACTTTGAAGTCAAGAAACTAGGTAAACACAATTGAAAACCGCAGCAGTAGTGACCGTAACCAACGGCAAGCGACCAGGAGAGTTACTGAATTGCATTATGTCTGTTGCAAATCAGAAATACCCCGTTAAACATTACATTTTTTGTGACGGGGATTTTCAAACCTTTTGGGATATACGAAATATTCATGGAAGCAATTGCGTAAAGGTTTGTTACTGGGATTCCTATGTCGGTGGCAAGGATGTAGAAGGTCGCAGACTGTACGCAGCTTCCTCACTCCTAGTGAACGAGGATGTCACCTTCTTCTGTAATGACGATGATTGGTACAAGCCAAATCATGTGCAATCCATCATGGCTAAGATTGATGAAGGCTACGATTGGGCATACTGCCTAAGATCGGTTTATGACAAGGATGGCGCTTATGTCCTTGATGATGACTGCGAAGCTCTAGGAGAGCTACACGACTGTTGGCAAGCCCAAGGACACCGCTTTGTAGATTGGTGTATGTGGGGTATGAAAACCGAGAACCTCAAGATGATTGCTAGTGTCTTAGCACAGCCAGGGTGGGGTGGAGATCGTAAGTTCTATGCCACTGCAAAACAAGTCTTTCCAAAGTTCACTTGGTCAGGGGAGCGCACCTTTTGCTTTCGACTAGGTGGTAACGAATATTCTGTTGATCGTGGATTCTTTGAGAAAGGCAACTATACGATGTTGCAAAAATACGACAACAAATTACCTTGGGTAACCCATGAGTAAATTTAACCTCCAACATTTTTACTACTTTTGTAAGCAGCTCAAGATTGAAACCAAAGAGCAAGGCTTACGCAAGATGGATAACCTTCTTGGTACTCAAACCTATGTGATGAATGAAATCGCAAAAGGTTTGCAAGATGACATCCACTTTTTTGTTATCTTGAAAGGAAGGCAACTTGGAATCACCACAATCTCCCTCGCACTTGACCTCTACTGGCACTTCATGCACCCAGGGCTTCAAGGCACACTCACAACAGATACGGAAGAAAATCGGGATATGTTCCGAACAACCCTTGCCATGTATATGGATGGTTTGCCCAAAGAGTTTAAAATCCCGATCCTTGCTCACAACCGAAATCAGCTTTCCCTCA